CGATTGGAACTGTACTAAGCATTGCTTCTGATACTTCTTTAACATTGACTGCCAATGCTGCATCAGCTAACACTGGTATCTCTTATATTTCTTCAAGACTTATCGGTACTGCTCGTATTCGTTTTATTGAGTGGGATACTGGAACAATCGGTTCAACCTCTGCTCAATATAAACTTGGTTTATTTGATATAAAAATGACCAGTGGTTATGACTTTAAGCGTAATGTTAAAGGAATTTACTACGATAATTCAGGTGGTGGATCAGTTGTTGATTTTTCTGCTGATATTGTCCCAGTGGCTACTCGTTTAGTTGGTTCTGCAACTGCTTCTTCTAGCACAACAATTACTGGTGCTGGTACCTCTTTTCAGACAGATTTAGTCGTTGGTGATTATGTTTCTTTAGGTGGAACATATCGTCGTGTTGTTACTATTTCTTCACAAAATTCTATTGTCGTTGATCAAGCAACCACAGTAACTGGCGTTACTATTGATCGTGTTTCTACTACACTGGTTGAACCACAAAATGAAAAAATGATTTTTGAACTTCCATATTTTGGAATTAAATCATTGCGTGCTTTAGATGGAACTACAAATAAAACAACTTATTACGCATATCAAAAGTTTGATTCTCTTGCTGGAACTACTTTTAGTGGAAATACAAAAGTAAGTCTTAGCACTACTTCTGGTGTTCTTGCGCCTTACACTAAAGTAAATTACATTGTTATTGATAATACTACTGGTTTAATTGTTGAACCGATTGATAGTAATATCGGAACCACAACTGGTTACCTAGTTCTTTCAGGAACAGGATATGTTGGAACAAGTCGTTTCAGTGTTATTGCCACTATTGCTAAAACTGGCGCATCAAGTACAGAAAAAGTTAAGACATTAAATCCAGGAACAGTTACTTTTACAACTCAAGCAGCTGCACAAGTAACTCTGTTAAGTCTTGGACAGGCTGACGGATATCGTGTTACTAGTGTTCTTATGGATGCTGGAACATTTGCTAGTCCGAATGGAACTTATACTATTGATATTAGCGATCACTACACATTCGATAATGGTCAAACATCTACTTACTATGGTATATCAAAACTGGTTTTAAAACCATCGTTCACTGTTCCAAGTGGTCCAGTGCAAGTTACATTTGAATATTTCACACATAGTGGTGGGGATTATTGTTCAGTAAATTCTTACAAAGATATTGACTATAAGAGAATTCCTTACTATGGAAATATTTCATTAAGAGATTCTATCGATTTCCGCCCAAGAATTTCTACTGATGGTTCTACTTTTGATGCAGGATCAAATTTAGTTCCTAAGCGTGGACAAGAAATACAAACAGATTTTTCATATTACTTGGCAAGAATTGATAAAATTGCGATTGATAAAACTGGTAAGTTTTTCAGTAGATCAGGAACACCTGATCTTAATCCTGCAGAACCACCAGATCCAAAAGATTCTATGGTTCTTTATACTCTTAGACTTGAACCATACACATTCTCAACAGCTCCAGAAAGTGTTGGAGTAACAAAAATTGAAAACAAACGCTATACAATGCGTGATATTGGTAAGTTAGAAGCAAGAATTAATAACATTGAGTATTATACATCATTGTCATTGCTTGAACAACAAACAGAATCATTGACTATCACAGATCCAGCTACAGGACTAAATCGTTTTAAAAATGGTTTTATGGTTGATAATTTCAGTGGCCATAGTGTTGGTGATGCAGCCAATGTTGATTACTACTGCGCTATTGATATGGAAAAGAACGAACTCCGTCCATTCTTTTCTATGCAGAATGTAAATTTAATTGAAAAAGTTTCAACTGATACAGCTCGTTCTGCAGCAAATTATAAAATTACTGGTAATCTAATCACATTACCATATACTACTACACCGATTATTACCCAACCATATGCTTCTCGTATAGAAAATATTAACCCATTTTCAATCTTTACTTTCTTGGGCAATGTTGAGTTGAATCCACCAAGCGACACTTGGTTTGAAGTAAATCGTCGTCCAGATATTGTACAAAATCAAGAAGGCGATTTTAATACTATCGCAACTCTTGCTGAAAAGGCAGGAGTTCTTGGAACTGTTTGGAATGCTTGGGAAACTCAATGGACAGGAACTTCCGTCACTACTCGCGACTATGCTGGTTATAATCCATATGGTGCTACTGGAGGAGATTACAGTTTAAATGGTGGCTGGGGTAGATATGCTGGTAGTTATACTGTAACAGATACAACTGCCACTGTAGTTGGTCAATCTAGAACAGGTGTTAATACAAAAGTTGTTGCTAAGATTGATACACAGTTAGTAAACGATCGTGTTCTTTCTACTGCAGTTATTCCATATATTCGTTCAAGAAATATTTTAATTCAAACTAGTGGATTAAAACCATATACTAAATTTTATCCATTCTTTGATAATGTTGCCGTTGATGCTTATTGCACTCCTGCCACTAAGATCACTTATAGTGGTGCTGTAGATTTTGATTCTACATCAAATGTCGGAGCAAATACAACAGATACAGCTCGTTTAATTAATGGCGATACAAATATTTGTTTAAATACTGGAGATGTTGTTACTGGAATTGGAGCTAGTGGAATTACTGCTTCTGGAGCAACTGCTGTTGTTGTTGGAACAGAAAAAATCTTGGACGATTCTGGAAATGTTACAGCAAGAAATATCTATGTTGTTAATATTAAAGGAACATTTGCTACAGGCGAATCTATCAGAGGAAGTGTAAGTTTAGTAACTGGAACTGCTATTACAGTTGGTACTATTAAATCAGCTGGTAGTTCAATTTATACTGATGTGAATGGTAAAGTTCAGATGTTATTTACTATTCCATCTACAGACTTAGTTCGTTTCCGTACTGGTCAGCGTCAATTTACTTTAACTGATGTCTCAACAAACGATGTTACTTACACAAGTAAGGGTAATGGTCAATATTATGCGCAAGGTGTTCTTGAAACAAAACAAGCGACATATATGTCTACTAGAAATGGTATTCTAGTTCAGAATCAAGTTTCTGATACACAAACTATTACCCAAACAACATCTCGTTTAGTTGGTAGCGGTAGCGTTTATTACGACCCACTTGCCCAAACTTTCCAGATTCAATCTAGAGGTGGCGCATTCTTAACTTCAGTTGATTTATTTTTTGCCACTAGAGATAAAAGGATTCCTGTTCATATTGAGATTCGTGAAGTTATTAATGGTGCTCCAGGAAAAACAATCCTACCATTTTCACAAGTAACATTAAATCCTGAACAAGTTAATATTTCCACAAATACTGTAACATTGCCAGATGGAACGATTGTTCCAAGTTATGATACTCCAACTAGATTTACATTCCCATCGCCTGTTTATGTTCAGGATTTGGGAGAGTATGCTTTAGTTGTTGCTTCTGATTCTAATAGCTACAAAGCGTGGATTTCAAATATGGGAGATCAAATCCCAGGATCTAGTCGAATGATTTCCGAACAACCATATGCTGGTGTTCTGTTTAAATCTCAGAATGGATCTACTTGGACTGCTAATCAAGACCAAGATTTGAAGTTTACTTTAAACAGAGCAGTATTCCAAACAAATACAATCGGAGCTGTTCAGTTTAGTAATGATGTTATTAATAAAACTGTTTTAGATAATAATCCGTTTGAAACAAATATTGGTTCAGCGAAATTAAAAGTATTCCATCCTAATCATGGATTAATTGCTTCTTCATATGCTGTCTTATCCGATAATGATTCAAGAAATATTTACGGATATACTCCAACATCTGGAACAATTTCCGTAAATACTGGAACAACTGCAGTTACTGGTACTGGTACTGTGTTTAGAACAGATATCGGAACATTAACAAGCGGTCAAGGTGCTGTTCTTTATACAGCTGAAACAACTCCAAGATTAATTGGTGTTATTGCTTCTGTAACAAGTGGAACCCCAGGAGATACTGCAGCAACTCTAGTTGTTAACTCAGCAGTTACTTATACTGGCGCATTTACTATCGCTCCTTCCGTTAATGGTATTCCAGTTACAGAAATTTATGGTCAGAAAACAGTAGATAGAGTTATTGATAACGACTCTTATGTTATCATAACAACAACTACTGGAAAGAAAACTGGATACTCTGGTGGTGATACAGTTACTGCTATTGGTAATATTCAATATAATGCTGCTCAACCACAAGCGCAGTATCAAGATTTTGCTGATACTAGTACAGTATTCTATATGCAAACCACAAGCGGTGAATCTATTAATGATACTCCTAATACACAATCTCCATATACACTAGACTCGCTTACAAATGGTCTTGCTAACGCAGTGGCAATTAATAGTAACAATTATTGGTCAACCCCAAGACTTATCGCATCAACATCCAATCAAAGTTTGATGGCAACTCCTGGAAAAACTCTTACACTTCAGGCACAAATTAGCACTACAAATGATGCTGTTTCTCCAGTAATTGACAGTAACAGAATGGGATTGATCGCGATTAGTAATACTATAAACTCTCCATCTGAGTCTGTTGTTAACTATGGAGATTTAGATCAAATTGCTTTAATTTCTTCAAGTATCAATAGTGGAAGTCAAAACAAGATTGCTATAACTACTACTGGTATTTCTTCGACCGACTCAACTGCCAAAGGATTATTGGCTACTTTACAGGTTGGAAAATATGTAACAATTAGTGGTTCTGGAACTTCAGGAAATAATCAAACTGGATTAATAACTGCCGTTGCTGCTGATGGTTCTTCTGTTTCTATAACAATGCCTAATGCTCTTTCTGCCGTTGCTGCTGGTGACAATATTACTTTGGTATTTAGAAATACCTTTATTGATGAGATCTCTCCAAGAGGTAGTTCTACTCATAGTAAATATGTTACTAAGAAAGTAAGTTTAGCAAGTCCTGCTAATACATTGAAGATTCGTATGTCAGTTAATTCTCCAACATATTCTAATTTGTTAGTTTACTATAAAACAAGTCCAGTTGGAACTAAAAACTCTTACTCAACTATTAACTATGTTTTGGTAACACCTGATACATTGTTCCCTAAAGTTCAGTATGGAGATACTCCGTTCACCGATGTTGATTATACAATAACTGGTTTAACTGCATTTGACGCATTTACTGTTAAATTGGTATTTACTTCAACTAACAGTTCTGAAGTAACAAGAGTTAGAGATCTAAGAGTTATTGCTTGCACATAATGGAAAATATGTTACATGTTGAAGGAAACCCATCTCTCGTAAGGGATTTGGGTTCCAATGCGATTGTTAATACAAATAGATCAGAGTATGAAACATACCTTAGAAATAAGGATATTATGCTTGGTAGAGTTAATCAAATCCAGGTCCAGAACGAAAAGATAAATAGACTTGAACATGATATCAACGACATAAAAACTATGTTGCAACAGTTGATTAATAAGGAAAATTAATGGCATCAATTACGCTACGCACTATTAAAGGAAGTCCTCTCTCAAACCAAGAGGTCGACGATAACTTTAATAATATCAATACACAGTTAAATCTTGCTTTGCCATCAGCTTCCTACACTGCAGCTGATGTTCTTACCAAATTGAAAACTGTTGATGGAACTGGTTCTGGTTTAGATGCTGACTTGTTGGATGGATATAGTTCTGACTCTGCAGCAACGGCAAATACTATTGCTCTTCGCGATTCTAATGGAGATCTTTTTGCTGGAACAGTTCGTGCTACTACAGTAATTGCGAATTTAACTGGTAATGTTACAGGTAATGTAACTGGAACTTTAAGTGGAAACGCAACCAATGTTTCGGGCACAGTTGCTATTAATAATGGTGGAACAGGCGGATCTTCTGCTTCTTCTGCTCGTTCTAACCTTGGATTAGGGACTATCGCAACACAGGCAGCAAGTGCTGTTGCTATTACTGGCGGAACAATTTCTGGTCTTACAACTGCTTTGGCAATTGCCGATGGTGGAACTGGCTCAGCGACTGCTTCTGCTGCTCGTTCTAACCTTGGGCTTCAGCTTGGTTCTGATGTTCAACCATTCTCAAACGAATTAACAGGTATTGCTGCAGCAAACTCAGCAACTGGAATCTATGTTCGTCTTGGTGCTGGTTCTGTTATTCAACGATCAATTGTTACCAATGGTAATGGTATTGTTATTACTAATGGTAGTGGTGTTGGTGGAAATATTTCTGTTGATCTTCCAGCATCATCAGGAATTTCTATTACATCATTAGTTTTATCTGGCAATGCTACTGTAGCTGGAACAGCTTCTATTACTGGCGGATTATATGCTAATGGTAGTATTAATACAACATCATTGTCTGCAAGTGGTTCTATTACAGCAAATGGAATTGCTGTTACTGGAAATATAACTGCAACTGGCAACATTACTGGTTATTATTCTGACGATCGCTTAAAAAATAAACTTGGTAAAATTGAAAATGCTTTGGACAAACTCTGTTCATTGGAAGGGTTCTATTTTGAAGCCAATCAAACTGCTCAAGATTTAGGATATACTGTTAAGAAAGAAGTTGGTGTTTCTGCTCAGTCAGTTGAATCAGTACTACCAGAAATTGTTGGTCCAGCTCCGATTGATGCGCAGTATTTAACAGTTGATTATGCTCGTATGATGCCATTGGTTATTGAAGCAATTAAAGAACTGAGAGCAGAGATTCAAGCATTAAAATAATCTTTTGAGGTTTATATTATGTTACACATTATTCAATGTGATGATACATCGTTGTATCAAAATTCATTATTATCTGCTAGTATAAATCTATTACTAGAACTCCCACAAGTTATAAACAGAGAACAAGGTTCTAAATACGACTCAGCACAGGGAAATGTTTTGACTTCAGTTGGAAACGACTGGTCTGATATTGTTAATATGCCAGGAGCAGGTAAATTAGTAGACTGGATAACTGAAAAAGTTTTAATAGCAAACCCAAAAGCGTCTGGAATAAATTACACCAAATCTTGGTGTAATAAAATGATGAAGAATAGTGAGGGTTTGGTTCACGCTCATATAAATGAAAATTTAGCAAAGAAACCAGACTTCGTTGCAATTTTTTATTACCAAGTGCCAGAAGATGGAGCAAACCTACTATTCATTAATGGTGGTAAATTTAATACACACTATTATGAGTATGATGAATCTAAAATAACAACTATCAAATCAAGAACAGGTAGACTTGTTATACACTCTCCAGATATTCCACATGCAGTAAGTATTCACAATAGCGATATACCAAGAATTTGTTTAGTATTTGAAGGGACATATATTGTCTAACTGTATTATATTATCTGGCGGAACATGGAATTCTGAAGATCGTTGTTCTGTTTATAGATCTCTTGGTCCATATAGACTCGCATCAGCTTTAGAAGATGCTGGATATTCTACATTTGTTTTAGATTACATAAACAAATTTACGATTGAAGAAATTTTAAATGTTTTAAAAAAACATATT